GACAATCTGTTTGACCTTGGCCGTTTTATTTCCGATGCTTTATCAACAAGCATGGAAAGTATAGACTGGAACGCAAGCTATGAGAAATTAAGAGGTTGGGGAACCGGTCTTGCCGACTTCCTTAACGGATTGATTACACCTAGATTGTTTGGAGACCTTGGTACTACGATTGCCGGTAGTATCAATTCGGCGTTGAACTTCTTGAATGGATTTGGAACCACTTTCAACTGGAATGAGTTTGGGCTTTCCATTGGGACTGGATTAAACAATTTCTTCAAAACTTACAACTTGAACCTGAGAGTTGACACATTCAATAAGTTTGCGAATGGTATTCTTGACGCGCTTATTAAGGCGGTGGATACGGTCAACTGGGATCAATTAGGCACTAAACTCGGTGAAGCGATTGCACAAATTGACGTTGCAAGGCTTGGCACGAAACTTCTGGAACTTGCCGGAAAGATTGTTGCCGGTTTACTTGTGGCTCTTGGAAATGCGTTTAAAGCGGCTCCATTTGAAACTTCAATTATCGCTGCTTTTGGTGCAATGAAGTTCCTTGGACTCGGAAGTGCGCTTGCAAGTGCTATTGGCGGTGCGTTAAATGCGCAAGGATTTGGCAATTTAATCGGACAAACGATTGCAAGTAAACTTGGCGTTGCATCCATTATCGGTTCGTGGCTTCTGCTTTATGGCAAAGAAGCGCCGGAAGTTGCTGAGCATTTAAGAAAAACGGTTCCTGGGCTTGAAAATTTCAATGACAGCGAAATTCTGGACGGTTTCGGGCCGGCCGCAGATTTAATGAAGGAAGACAACGCAAGGTTCGTTGATGAATACTACAAAAAGAAGCATCAGGCAGAGGTCGCACAAAAAGCGTGGGACAAAATGCAAACGCTTGGCGCCCAAAGTAAAGCAAATAGCGGAAACAGTGCAAAGGGACAGTTTAAAGGTATCCATGAAGGCTTACTTAAAAATCAAGGCGAAATGTTGGATGCTGTTGCTGGACTTGGCGTAGAAGCCTACGATGCTTTGGTTGCCGGATACAACAAAGACAACAACAAGCAGATAAACGATGCAATAATGGGGTCGTTTGGAAGTGCCGGTGGAATAACAAGGCGCGCGATGCTTCGTGCAATGCCGGAAGTTATTGAGTCTGGTGCGCTTATCCGGACGAAATTCTTAAGTTCTGTCCAAAACGGAATGGCTGGAAGTCTTGACACTACTGGCCGTAATTGGGTTAAGTCAATTATTACTGGCTATAATTCGAAGAAGCCGGAACTGTTAAATGCCGCTTCTGCGTTACCTGGGGAAATCAAGAACAGGATTGGCGATATTGCTACTGCCTTATTACCAAAAGGAACTGCGGTTATTGACGGTATTAAATCTGGTTGGGCGAATGCAAAAGGTGGTTTGCTGAGTTTTGCACAAGGACTTAGCAAAGAAATCAATGAGAACATTGGCGATATTGCGGGGGCTGTGAAGCATAAAGGCGTGGCAACTATGACCGGATTTATTACTGGTTGGGAAGAAAAGTGGCCTACACTTGCAAAAATCGCACAAGCCTTAAATGGCAAGATTAAAGAGAATATTGGCAATAGTGCGGAAGCGTTGGAACCGGCTGGAAGTTCTGCGGTAAAAGGAATTGCATCGGGAATTGAAAACGGGCTTGGATACATTCGGAGCGCGGCTGCTACTGTTGCAGAAAATATTCGAAGTCGCATTCCTTCGAACCTTTATGACGAAGGCTATTCTGCTATGGATGGCTACGCAAAAGGTATGAAGGACGTGAACGTACCTACGCCACACTTTAT